GCAGCAACAGTAGCAATAGCAGCAGTGCTAACAAGCTGTGGAGGATTCGGTATGTATTGCTCGATGAATTTAACGTCTTCATACAGAGTTATACATTTACTACCATCTTCGCTTTTTTCGTGTCCGATAACACGTTCCAGTTTAAATTCGTTACGATAATCGCCAACTCTTTGGTCATTCGGTCCAGGGCAAGCGACAAATAATGGTTTATCTTCTTTTTTCTTTGGTTCGTATTTTGGTGGTTCTACTGTTGGCGGTACAAACTCTTCTGTCTGATTGGGGGTTTCGGCTTGCGTGTACTTAAATTCGTTGGGGTTATACTCCAAAGGTTCAAAGCTAGGAATACTGAAGTTACCACACTCTGTATATGTTCCATATTCATCTTTGGGGTTATCAATAAGGCTAGTTAGATTATTTCTATGAACTCTCACACAACCTGGAATGTCTACAACAGGTTTATTTATGTAATTTACTACTGGATTATTGAATGTCCATATTGGTATTTCGTGTATCTGAATTTCATTTATTTTAAAACGAGGTATTTCACTCATTTTTTAGGTAAAGGCATGGATGGGCCTGTTGCTTCGGGCATTACATTATCTAAAACTTTAGGCATCGCACCCTGTATATTTCCAAGAATTTCATTCATAACTTGAGACTTGAAGTTTTCGGAAGTTACATACCTGTAACCTATTACCCCTGTCGCAGTCATGGAAGCTACCATTAAAAATGAAATGATACTCAAACAATTTGCTATCTTTTGGAACATGATAAAATTTGCAGTTATCAAAGCTATGTCTGTAATGAGCATAGCAGTATTATTAGTAATTATAGGTCTATCTCCTCTCTACGTCACAATGAGCTTTATGACAAGACAAATGCAAGAGATTAAGCGTTAGGATCTTCTGGATATTGTGTCATATTGAACTTTACAAATTTACCCTCTGAATCTGTTGTAACACCATAAAGAGTAACTAAAGCAGCTGTATCTGAACAGGCATCAATCTCTTTTTCTCTTGTATCGCAAGCAGTTCTTACACCATCACGATAAGTTTTGATAGCTGTTGGAATTGCAGTAGATTTTTCTGCTTTTCTAACAACGTACCAATCATATCTTGCAAGTAAAGACTTAGCAGTTTCTTTTTCTTGTGCCTTTAATACTGATTTAACACCTAAAGTAGTATATTCAACTCCATCAATAGTTTCCGTTTTATCATCAAGTCCTTTTGCTGTTCCATCTTCATAGTAAAAACGTGAGTCATATGTTGGTGCGTCAGCAACCTCTGTAATACCAAGATCTTTTTTCTCTTGTGCTGTTGATAGTCTTAACCAGTTAGCAGGGTAATGTACATCCCCATAAGTAAAAGGAACATCAACTGCTAAAGGTTTTCCGTCTAATAAAAAAGCCATATCTATATATTACCTTGCTCTTGCATTTTTGAAAGGAGATTCTGCAAATGCTAAATATATAAAACCAGCAGAATGGTTTGTATCATTATCACTTCCTCTTAGTTTAAAACCATTTGAAAGTAAATCCATTTGATTACCAGATGAACTTTCAGTAGATTCTGCATTGGCTAAATTTGGATATAAAGTTTTGTTAGCAACATTGTATGAATTACGTTTATTATCATACATATTCCAGTTACCACCCCAAGTTCCTTTCGTAATTACGAGTGCGGGTCTGAAACCTGTAAAAACAAACGTGCCATTAGCATTTTGGTTGCCTGTGTATTTTCCAACTTTGCTATATGCTGAAACAGAACTAAAAACATAAGCTATGTGTGGAATATTACTACTACCACTTACAAAAGCACCATCTGTTCCAAATACAGTAGAAGTAGGAGGTACAATACTATAACTTTCAGCATCTAAAGAAGCGTTTGTTGCACTAAGTTCCATAAAATCATTTGTGCCGTCTACAACATCGAAATATACAAACCAATTATTACTTGTAGTTCTAGATTTGAGTATTACAATATCAGGTTTAACTCCTAAACCATGCCCGACAGTTTTATATAAGTTACCACCTGATGTCCATTTAACTATTGAAAACCCTGCTGTTGCATTTACTTTAGTAACAGATTGTAAGTTGCCATCAAAATTACTTGATCCAAGAGTTGAGTTTGTATTAATTGCACCTCCCATACCACTATGACTAGAGCAATAGTAATTCAAGTTTGGTGCGGAAGCAGCTACAACTATTTGTATAGAAGTTGAACTTAATACAGTTACCCCTGTTGTATATTCAGACCCACCTCCATGTGTACCATCTGCCGTTGTAGAAAATCTAAATGGATGTGCTGATGGATAGTTAAATATATAAGTACCACCTTCTGCAAGATCAAGAGTTACAGCAGATGTTCCAAAGCCATCAAATCTGTACTTATTACCAGAATCAGAAACAACTGTTACTGTATAAGTTTTACCATCTGTCTCCCCTGCATCCCAGTTCCATGCAACATAATTTTGACCACTTGTATTTTGTTGGTCGCTTGCTTCTGAAGTAGTAAAACCATTGCTATCAAAACTATCTAGAGGATAATTTGGATCTTCTGCAGCACTTACATGAAATAAAGCCCCTGCTGATGCCCCTCTATTAGAATCATGTCTTTGATGATAGTCAGTGTTAGTTCTACTTTTTAACCAAACCCAATCAGGTTGGAAATCTAATCCAGTAATTGCACGATTTGCTGTTCCATCGCCTGACCAAAGCAAGGTGTCAAAATGCTTATTAGGTAGCTTTATTGTTGGGTCGGGTAAGTTTGCTGAATTTAATTTTTTATAGCCTGTTGGCGGTGTATAACTAAACGCTTGTTGTCCAAAATTTATACTATAAGAACCATTACTTGTATATCCAGAAATCGCTGGAATCCAATCATCATCATTAATTCCAGTAATTGTATAGATTAAAGTATTGTTTTTATATATAGCTAAAGTTCCGTTTTGAATATCAGAAGCAAATCCTATAATATCATTTGTTGTAAATGTCGCATAACCCGAAGCTAAATTACCACCTGTTGTGCTGCCTGTTCCAGCAGCACCCTTAATATATCCATTTTGTTGATACCCAAAACCAAATAATTTTCCGTTGGGATCATAACTAATATAGGTATCAGCGTTTGGGTTTGAACCCCTAACAATTCCATGTATAGCATAAGCACCGCCTAATTGTTTGACTTCCCAATAATACTTTCCATATCTAATACTAAAATTTGCTAAAGCTGTTCCATATTCATAACCAGTAGTTACAAGTTTTAAGTTTCCTTCACTAAATGTTCCAGCCGTTTCAGTAGCATTTAAAAATAATGGATTTAAGGTAGCAAAATTATTAGTAGGAGTATCTTCTACTGAATCATTACCAACACCAGTGGCTACAGAAAAATTATTTGGTGTCCAATTATTACCATTACCACTTGAATCTTTGCCAAGTGTTGTTGCTGTCGTTCCAGAATTATCGGAAAAATTCAAATAATATCCATTTGTTCCATAACCACCTGTATATTTTTTAGGATTCCATTGACCTGTTATAGCGTTTGTCTCTCCAAAATATGAAGGATCATATTGAAATCCATCAATAAAATTAATCTCAGCTAAATATCCATCAAGAGGTCCATCTACAGCACCACTACTTGATTTTCCATATCCCCATTGATGTTGGTCTGTAGAATTAACACGAAAATTATTAAAATTTTGACTTGGATAATTCTCATATTGAAAAGATGTTATTTGTTCATTATTAACATACATTTTTATCCTGTTACTACTTGTTGCTTGAGTCGTGTCAACTGCAATTACACAATGATACCAAGCTGAAACATCTCTAAACACAGCATTGCTGTTTAAGATAACTGTACTGCTATCTTTAAATCTTAAATACAGTCCTAAACCTCCCATTCTCATTTCCCAAAAACCAGTTGTAATTGAAGTAGCTCCTACTGAAAAAGTAATTTTATATCCTTCATCTTCAGTAATTTTTTGCCACCAAGAAAAAGTGAATGTTGATTGATTACCACTACCACTAGGACTTCTAGTTAAAGAAGCACTATCATCATCATTAAATTTTAAACTACGTTCTACTTCGTATGCTTTCTTCCCTGCTATGAAGAAAGGATTAGGACTGCCAAGACTGCTCATTAGC